AGTTATAGTAATGCCCTGTCTGTCACTGGTGATAGAAAAGGTATTGGGAGTTTCGTCGGAGTCCTTAACCCCCTCTAATATGGTTTTGTAAGTAGAGGCATAAACAGCAGTGTTCAGATTAGAGTCAGAAACTTGGCCAGTGGGGCCGTACTCCGTGGGGCTGGTGGACACATCAGACATTGCCTGTCGTATACGTTGCTTTATAGAATCATCCCCAACTCTCCATGCAGACACTTTGGCATTGAACTCAATCTGAGTAGGAACCCCTGAATCAAACAAACCCGATATACGATCAGAGCCGATGGCGGCGTCTGGGAAATACAGTTTTACTTGTTTAGACTTTGTTGTTTCTACGATTTCAGGTGAGGAAGACTCTGGGTCACTAAACGCTGGTAACTCGCTACTTCCATTAAAACTTATTAAACTGGTAAGGGTAGCGCCAGACCAACTACTAGAAAATGCTTTAGATGAGTTTGTTATTACGGATATCTCTGCTCTACGTAAATCCGCTTTAACTGCTTCAAGATGAGCGCCTTCGATATCAGAGCGTATTCCGTATTGCCCAGCGCCTACATTAGGATTGTTCTTAAGATCGTCTAGGACGTGAGTAAAGAACGTCTTCTCTTTGGCAAATCCAATGTATTTAGCCTCAAGAGTTATATTGACGCTGCATTGTAAAGGAACCATCTGCGTGCTGAACTTAGTAAACAAAATATCTATATCGTCTACCAGTCCCTCAACAATGTACAACGATGAGAACACTAAACGAACAGGAAGCGGCAAGAGAAAAGCACTGTTTCCCTTATTGATGTTGACTAACTCAGATAGGGAGTTCCTGTAGGTAGACCTTTCTAAGTCTGCATTTCCACTACTAGCCGCGTCCTCTGTGCGGTTGTCAATAGACACATCAATAATCCTATTAAGGAATTGAGTAGCCCTTTCGTCGCCAGACTGTTCCTGAGCGTTCTGCATAAGTCTGTCCATGTATTCGCTGACCCCAACACCAATGATGGAGAACAGGGACGACAAGTCATGTAACACACCGATTTCACTAGGGCTATTGTTCTCCCAAGCATTGACTGTATTCGCAATCGCACCGCGTTCAGGATTGTTGACCTCCATAGTCCTATCGAAGAACAGGCTGAATTGGAAAGTAACATTACCCGGCAAAGGCTGGGCGTACTGATAGGGGTCCATCTGTAGGAAGTTGATAATCGTGCTGTTCTGCGCGACAGACTGATTGATGGACGCGGGGTTAAACTGGAATTGGCATTTTCTTGCTACAGAACCCTCTGTCAGCAAGGACCGTATGTAACCTCTCTTTAGGGGGGTACTACTAATACTCCCGTCCCTATTTATCGTACGTACACTACGTGCTGGGTACACAAAGTCATGGTTATCACTAAACGGAACTGAAAACCCGGAGTCATTCGGACGTTCAACACGACCTCCGGTACCGAATCCTAATGTGAACCATTGATCATTGCGGTAACTCATCAGGCGTTCCTCAAATCAAGCATCTCAACTTCTTCCCTAATCAGTCTACTCACATCCTGAGCGATACGTCGAAGATCGGGAGTGCCGGGGGCACCGTTGAAGTTGATAACGGGAGATACGTTGATAGTCGGAGACGAGTTGAAGTTATTAGTAGTGGACCCGCTAGCCGTTAGTACTGATCCTGAGCGTGAAGGTGTGCGGTCAGGCATGGGGTCGCCCGCTTCAGAACCACTTTCTACTACGTACTGTGCTGCACTCGCCGCTGGTAAGAAGGATTCATACCTACTGCCGCCATGCGTAGTCCAACCTTTCCACCCGTCTCCTTGCGACTGTTGGTGCCAGAGGAACACTTGTCGAGCGGCCTGCATGTTAGTCCATGGGTCATACAGTTCTTCGTTAGTAGATATACCAAAAGCCTGTCTACGTCTTGGCCCCATGTCACCGTGCATGTTGACCTGCATAAGACCGTACGAAAGATCTGGTGGTACACCGTTTAAGGCAGTAGATACATAGCCGCTCTCAGCGCCAGCAACGGCAACCGCTGTAGCGATGTCGTCTCCTGACCAGCCAGCATCTTTAGCCAGAATGGCGACTTGCTCAGGGGTCAAGGTGCCCCCACTGGGGTAGGCAGATATGCCCAAAGCGCTCTGAGTTCTGCGAGCGCTGCTGCTAACCATGCCCTGAAAACTGCCACCGCTTAAGAACTTCTGGAATCCTCGGGCTTCGTGGGCGAGTACCTGCTGACTAATGCTCAGGTTGCCAAAGTCCTGACCCATGTCGCCTTCTAGCGAGATGCCCACGCCTTCAGCAAACGCGTACCCTGAGGCGGTCTTCTTACCACCGGTAGCCCTCTGTTGCGCGGGGTTCCAGTTACCACCACCGTACTGGCTCCTGAACCTCGGAACATTATCGGGTTGAACGTGCCAAGGCTCATCATGCCTCCAACCCTTAGCACGCCAGTTGTTAAGTCCGAAACGTGCTGAGTTAGCAACAACCCATGCGTAACTCTTCCCATCGCCCTCTTCAAAGATGTCAGCAGCAAGTCCGACTCCGTGCATAGAAGAACCCGGGGGCGCAGTAAATGCGTAGCCAGCCTTAGACTTCCAGTGCTTACCGTTCCACTCAACCTGAGACTGGTCTGCTGAGGTCTCTTCCATTTGTGCGTAGAACAGGCGCTCCTGCTCAGCCTCGTCTCGGTAACCGCTGTTAATACCGATGTTAGGATTCTCTCGCATCATGTTAAGCAACCGCTCACGAAGAGTAGGCTGTAGGTTCATCATTCGTGGGCTTCGTTTAAACTCCGACAGGGGGACGCGACTAGACCCACGGCCTCCACTGGGAACCATGATCTCATTGTCACGAGACCCATCTGAGAACGTACCCGCTGAGTGACTGGGAGTTGCGGGAGAGCCACCACGTGCAGCGCCGGGGTCTGCATCGCCGTCACCAATACCACCCAGAGTAGACCCCAGCGCCCCTAAGCCAAGCATGACGGCGCCAGCAATGCGAGCGCCCGGGATGGGAGCGAACATAGCGGCTCCACCAGCGGCTAGCAATCCCTGACTTATGCCACGCGAGGCCCCGCCTACTGCGCCTCTGAAGGGTCCTGTAGAAATCAGTACGCCGTAAAGTGAGTCTAAGGTTTGCTCAACCTTTTCCATCAAAGAAATTAACATACGGTCTCGGCGCTCAGCAGATGCCATATTGTCAATCTGCTTATCCATGAACTGCTCTTCACGACGAACCTGAACTCGCGCAGTTTCTTCCTGCTCTGTGGTGAGGTTCTCCTCAATACCCATCAGTCTACGATGGTAGGGGTTACCGGGGTCGTAGACGCCGCTACCACCTCGCCTCTTGAAGGCGCTCTGTGACATGCCGTACTGAATAATTTCAGTCTGCATCTCTTCGCCAAGACCCATATCTGCTAGTCGCGCTCTGGTTACAGAACCCGGCATCAAGGCGCTTCTAGCGATATCTTCATTCATTAACCCCATTCTCTGCGCTATTTGCTGGCGCATCTGCATGGGGTTACTTAAACCACCACCAAACGTAAAGGCATTAACTCCGCCCATCATAAACATGCGGTTGGCTACAGTGGGGTCCATTAATTGTTGTTGCTGCTGAAGGATCTGGCTAGTAGTTTTGGAGTAACCACTAAGTGCGCGAAGGCCCTCAATAGACTTAATGTAATCATCATTAAGACGAACACCAGTCTGCGCCTGAAACCCTACTACGGCGTTAGGACCATCTATACCAAGACGGTATTCAGTAAGAGGTAACCGAAATTGCTGCCTAAACTCCTGTTGGGACAGGCCGGTCAACTGCTGCATCTGGACGCTATAGCGATCAGCGGAAGTCGCGTAGGCAACTCCACGCTCAATGCGGCTATCCATCTTGGAGACAATCGTGCCTATAGCAGACGATATCTGCTTACCTATCTGCTGGGCTGTGGCCGCTCCCATAGCCATTTGCCCACCATTGGCCCCAAAGGCATCTCCGTACCGACCGAGCATCCCAGCAAAGCCGCCGGGGCCGCTACCTCCTCCACCGCCCTGCGCGACGGCAGGGGTTGCCGCTGCCAGTTTAGGCAACGCGGAGAACGATCCCTTAAAGAAGTTGCGGGGACCACCGGTAGTGCCCCCGCCTTCGCCTACCTGTATGTTAGCGGATTCCTTTGCGGCATCCTTTAAGGCAGTGCGTAATTCCTTTGCAATACCTACAACTTCTTTAAGGCTGCGCTTGAAGGTGTTAAAAGCAGAAGCGTCTACTGAGATATTAGACTTGGACTGTGCGCCCAGCAGTTTGCCGTTTACGCCATCCAGTCTTTCCTCGTTAGGCCCTACAGCCATATTAGCCTCCGCTATCTATCACGCCATCTCGCCATACGATACCAGAAATCGCGTTGACGAACTGACATGGATCTAATGTCATCTAGACTAAACCCGTGGTAAGCAGTGGCTATCTGTTCGTATTCCCAGTATATAGTTTTTAAGTTAGCCGAATAAAAGTGAGACCCAATCGAGCAGAAGCGGCATGTCTTCGTCGCAACTTGCACATTGAGTATTCACCTCTTTCATCCTCGGCCCTATCTCGATTCCGAGAAGGGTGTCAACTAACTTCTTACGGTCCTTCATACTGAGGCCGCGTGCCCACTTCAATGGGTTATCGGGGGCCTCGCCCTTGGGCCAGATAGCGCAACGAGAAAGCATCGCGGTGTTGACTTCCGCATCGGTCTTAGCAATCTTGTTGACTTCCACGCTGTCTTCAGCGTTAGGAAGTCTAAGACGCACAGTCCCGTTGGAAGTGTCTACTTCAATACCCTCTTTGATGTTGAACTCAGGATAAGTAATAGGAAAGTCCTTATCCAACTCAAGTACGACATCGTTGGTAGTACCACACTTACTGCACGCCACCTTGATCTCACGCTCGTTACCGTAGGTGGCCTTAACGATGTGGAGATAAACAAGATCCCTATCAGCAAGCATGAGTTTGCTGACGATCTTTTCCCCACGAGTACCTTCTACGTCAAGAGAACCGATGCGGACAATTGCCCGCGCCAGAAGGGCGTTCATGTACTCGGCGTACAGGAGTCCCTTCTTGTTCTCAAGAGACGCTAGGTACTCTTCGTCTTCTCCGTTAAGTTCCCTAATCTCAGCCAGTGTGTGCCACTTATCGGCATCCGAGTCGTGGATACCACGCATCAACTCAACTAATGTGTCCGGCGCGTTCCCCATAGAGGGGACCGGATCTTCGATAGCCGCGTTAATAGCGTTAGCAGTAGACGTGTCATCCATCTAATTGTACTCCTAGTTTTATGTGGATCAGTTAAGTCCGGGCAGTGCCCCGATCTCCGTCGGGGAGAATCCTAACTCAAAACCCTCGTGGTTGAGGACGATCTGCTGAATCAGGATAGACGAGTCACCGGCGTTGAGGTCACCCATAGAGAACGAAGCGGGCCAGCAGTTGAACAACTTATAGGCCAACTTAGCCTCTCCGGGGGGAGTTGCGTCCAGTCCCGGGTTCACGTTTTGATATGGGCCACTGGACGTGGGGTGGTCGAACACCTGCACGAGAACATCGCACCGGTAGTCATTGTTGCCAGCAGTAGAGCCACCCTCGTCAGTCCCACCTTGCGACCAAGTGTGCAGGAACTTTTGCCACTTGTACAGTTGGGACTGATCCGAGAAGACACCCTTGGTAAGGGTGACGGGGCCGTAATCCGACTGACCAACCATCTTATGCGGATGGGTGTTCATGCCGCCCTCACGGTAGGCGATCATCTCGTTCTGGACCGTGAGGCCCGAAACGACGGAGAATCCAAGAGTGGAAACCCCGCTCATGATGCCAGCGAGAGTGGGGTTCGCAGGCTCAATAGTAACTCGGAACTTAAAGTTCCTGAGCGGATCTGAAATAGATGGTCTTGCCATGGAATCTTACTCCTAGGGTTTAGACGGACTCAACGGTGTTGCTACCACCGGTCCACTGGCTGAGGTTGATAACGATGAACTCGGCGGGGTACTGGAGTGCCACACCGACCTCGACGTTCACGATTCCCTGATCAATACTTGCAGCAGTATTGATAGTTCCATCACAAACGACGAAGAAGGCTTGATTGGCATTAGCCCCGCGCAGACCGCCCGAGCGGTAGAACTCACCGAGGAACCCGGAGACCACCAAGTTGATGCGGTTCCACAGGTTCTGATCGTTAGGCTCAAAGACCGCGAACTCAGTGAGACGCTTGAGCGAGTACTTGAGATAGTTCAACGTGCGGCGAACCGGGATGAACTTGTCAGCATTAGAACGCTCCAGAGTGCGGGCACCGTAGGCCACGACACCGCCACCGGGGACGAC